TCAGGCTTTTCCGCAGGCAAAAGCGGCGGGCAGCATTGAGCATGTGGTCAGGCTGTCGGGCCGTCCAGAAAGTCTGTTGAGCTTGCCGTTGGCCTACAAGGTCTGGGCCTACGAGGCCAGGCATGGTGACGGCGCCAGCCAGGAGGCCGCCTGGGAGTTAATCGACGTTCTGGCTGGCGTGAGCCTTGAACGCAGCTACCAGGAGGCGTTTGGAGTTGAGGACAGCCGGAACCAGGAGGATCGGCTGCTTGACTACTTCATCACGCTGAACATTGGCAAGTACAAGAAGCTGTTTGATGACCAGTTCCAGCTTGAGTTCAAGCGAGTGACTGGGCACGACATCAACAGCCGGTCCCAGCACGTCAAGTTCATTATTTCGAACTTCTTCTGGAACCGACTGCCTGCTGCGGTTTACGAGGCAATCATGGATCTGAACCCAATAGGGGAGGATGGCCGCCGTCATTACAAGCACCACCAACTGTTGTCTGATAACGCAAGGCTGGAGGTGGCGCTGCCGATCGTCTCGGCGCTTAAGGCGTTCATGGTTCAAACCCCGGCTGGCTGTGTTCGGTACGTCAACGAGCAAATGGACTTGATCCACCCAACCCAGCGAGGCGCAAGGCTGAAGACCAGCCAAGCCCGCTACTTACAGCGGTCGTTCTGCTGAGACTTCAACGGCCCTGGCTTTGCCGGGGCTTTTTAATGTGTGCAGGAAAGAGGGATTTCATTGACATCCTCCCCGCCGTAAACGGCGGAGATTCCCAGCTTTGCAACTGAGTTTTCCTGTTTCATTGCCCATGCCTCCCCGCCGGTAGGCTTGAGGCAGCAATTCGATACTTGAATGAAGCAGCTTTGGGAGCCGCTGCCTGAGCCACTACTGGATTTCACCAACTTCTGCGCGTATCTGCTGCGTGAGCAGGGCCTGGCAGACAGTCCGACGAAGCAGCAGTGTGCGGTGGCTCACTGGATGCAGCATGGTCCAAGGAAGCAGCTGACGGTGGCCTACCGGGGCCTGGGGAAGTCACTGCTGGCCAGCTACTACGCCTTGTGGCGTCTGAGGATGGATCCCCAGGAGAAGATCCTGGTGGTCTCAGCCACAGCGATCAAGTCAGCTGATTTCAGCCAGTTCATGCTGAAGACCATGGGTGAGGTGGACATTCTCCAGTGTCTCCTTCCTGGTCCGAATAACCGCTTTTCCAGCCTTGCGTTTGATGTGGCACCGGCAACGGTTGAGCAGTCACCGTCTGTCCGTGCCTTGGGTGTCCAGGCCCAGACCACTGGTCAGCGTTGTACCTGCGCGATCCTGGATGATGTGGAGGTACTTTCTAACGTCATTTCTCAATTAAAGCAAGAAAGGGTCGCCCATGCTGTTGAAGAAATAGAGTCCATCATCAAGCCAGAACAAGGGCAGTTACTTCCCCGGAAGGTGTTGTATTTGGGAACACCCCACACTGAGGCGTCTATTTATCTGCGTCTGGTTCGGGAAAGGAATTACTCAGGGAGGTATTGGCCAGCGTTATACCCAGAGGATCTGGAGCCATACGAGGGGAACCTATGCCCCCGGATCGAGGCTGAGGTTCTGGCGGATCAGGGCCTGGTGGGGGAGCCAACGGATCCAGAGCGGTTCAGCCATGAGGACATCCTGCAGCGGCAGTCGTCCATGACCCGCAGCACGTTCCAGCTGCAGTTCATGTTGAACTGCCGTCTGGCCACGCAGGACAAGTACCCAATCCGTCTTGGTGATCTGCTGGTGACGGATCTGGATGGTTCTGCCTTGCCGGAGACGGTGGTGTGGTCAAACCAACCGGATACCCGGTTGCAGGATCTGGTCTGTGTGGGCCTGGGGGGTGATCGCTTTTACCACCGTCCGATCTTTGTCCATGGCTGGATCAGCAAGAGCGAGGCATGGCGTTGTGTTCTTGCGATTGATCCAGCGGGTAGGGGTGCGGATGAACTGGCCTGGTGTGTTCTTGCTGAGCTGAACGGCAACCTGTTCTTGTTGGAGTCAGGCGGCAGCACCTTGGGCTATGCGGATGAGGTGTTGATGCACCTGGCGAAGGTGGCCAAGAAGTGGGATGTCAACTATGTGGTGGCTGAGTCGAATATGGGCGATGGCATGTTCACGGCCCTGCTGAAGCCCCATCTGCTCAGGGAGCATCCGGTAACCATTGAGGAGGTCAGGCACAACATCAGGAAGGAGGCCCGGTTGTGCGACACGCTGGCGCCGATCATTCAGCAGCACCGGCTGGTGGTCAATACGAGGGTGATCAAGCAGGATTACCGGCTGACGGATGAAGACCCAGAGAACGGCTACAGCCGATCCCTGTTCTTCCAGGCGTCTCGGTTGACCCCGGAGAAGGGGTGTCTGAGCCATGACGACAGGCTGGATGCGTTGGCCATCGCCTGTGCGTTCTTTGTGGATGCTGCGGCCCAGGACCAGGACCGCGCCAAGCGGGCGAGGGATGAGCAGCTGCAGCAGGAGGCGTATGAGGCGTGGATGGATGAGACGGGGGCAGGGGTGGATGCCCTGGCATTGGGCTGGCGACCGAAGGCCAGTGCCAGGGCCCATGGGGGGATCAGCCGACTGCGGGTGGGCGTTTGAGTTCCACCACCTTGTCTGCCATCGAGCTGAAATCGAGCTTCCCGGCGATCTGGCGAAGCGTTGAACCTTCGGCAGATGTGGCCGTGACGTTCGAGTTCTTCAGCAATGCCATGGCTTCTGCCCTGGCTTTGCGGTCTCCATCCTTCAGGTCTTGCAGTACCTGCACGATGACCTCCTCGTGCATCTCGGCCAGTAGGTCCTGGAGGTCCACCTTCTTCTCAGCCATGTCTGCGGGGGCATTGAGCACCTTCAGTCTGGTTGGTGTCTCTCCATGACGGCAGCGTGATGTCAGCTCTTTTCCGGCCCAACCCAGGCCGCTAGGCTTGGTTTGCTGCGGTCCCGGAGAGCATTTGGGCTACGTCCCTCCGATTGATGAGCGTCTGGTGGTTGCTTTGGACGAGAAGTTCAAGGACCAGGCTCCGGACTTGACCTGCACTGAGAAGGAGGTTTGGTACAGGGCCGGCCAGGTGTCTGTTGTCCGGTGGTTGCGGTCTGTGCATCTGGAGCAGCAGCAGCTTCCATTCACGGAGGGCCTCAGCTGATGTGTGGTGGCGGCGGCGGCCAGCGATCAACAATCACGGTGCCGGATTACAGCGCCTTCAATCGGCAGTTCGATCTGCAGCGGGCAGCGATTGAGCAGTCGATGAACAACGGTGTCCAGGCGTTACAGGGCCAGCTGACGGCTGCTGTGCGTGACCAGCAGGCATCGCTTGAGGCATCGAACACGGTCAAGCGTCAGCTGGCGGAAAACACCAGTACCCAGGCCATGCGGATGGCGCAGCTGATCGGTGCGCCGCCACCGGAGAAGGCAGCGGAAGCCCCGGTGGTTGGCCGCAATCGCGGCGGCCAGGCCGCCAGGGGTAAGGGTTCTTTGCGGATCGACAGCGCGGCATCTGCCGTGTTTGGTCCTGGGGCCGGTCTCAACATCACCAAATAGGAGCAGCGCCATGTGTGGAGGGAGAAAGCCCAAGCAGCCGCAGGTCGTTTACCAGGGGCCCAGTGCGGAAGAAATGGCAGCCAGCCAGGCGTCATTGGAGTCATACCGGGCGCAATCTGCAGCGCAGACTGCCGCGTTCCAGGCGCAGATCCAGCAGCAGATCGATGCAGCCAACAAGCAGAGGGCTGATTTGGATGCCCAGCTGGCGGCCGATACGGCTGCTGCTGCGGCTGCTGCGGCAAATCAGCAGTTGACCCCTTATGCGGTCACCACATCACAGGGCGTCAATCCACAGACGGCTGAGACGACGACAGCAGCAACGGCCAAGACGAAGCAGCCAAGTGGCAATCTGCGGATCAACCTGGCCGGCGCCCCCAGGTCGTCAGGCACTGGCCTGAACATTGGGATTTGAGCATGGCAACTGCTGAATCCCGTTACCGGGATCTTGAGGGTCCAAGGAATTACTGCCTGGATCGGGCGCGGGCATCAGCGCGGTTGACGATCCCATACCTTGTCCCAACCAGCAATGAGCCTGCTGCGAACAACCAGGAGTCCTATCCAGTGCCGTGGAATGGCATTGGTGCCCGTGGGGTGCTGAACCTGGCGAGCCGGATGCTGTTGGCGTTGCTGCCACCGACCCAGCAGTTCTTCCGGTTTTCACTGGATGAAGCGGCTTTGGCGAAGCAAGGAGTCAGCCCGGAGCAGAAGACGAACTTTGAGGAGGCCCTGAGCAAGATCGAACGGCTGGTGCTGCGTGAGATCGAGGCGAGCAACGACCGGGTGGTGTTCCATGAAGCGGTGCTGCATCTGGTGGTCACCGGCAATGCCCTGCTCTACATCGGCAGTGATGGTCTGCGTGTCTATCACTTGAATCGGTATGTCTGCAGCCGCGACCCGATGGGCAACCCCCTGGAGGTGGTGACCTGCGAGGAGCTGGCAATCCATGTCCTGCCGCAGAAGGTCCAGGACATGCTCAAGAAGGAGGACGAGGAGTTGAAGGGGATCCTGGATGATCAGGATCCGATCCCAAAGCGGGAGGATGCCAAGACCGTCCGCATTTACACCTATGTCCAGTGGAAGGAGAAGAAGGTCGAGTGGCACCAGGAGGTGAAGGGCAAGAAGATTCCCGGCAGCGAAGGGAAGGCGCCGCTGGATGTGAGTCCCTGGTTGCCGCTGCGGATGACGCGGGTGGATGGCCAGCCCTATGGCGTGGGTTATGTGGAGGCCGCTGCGATTGCGGACCTGCAGACCTGCGAGGCGCTGTGCCAGGCGATTGCTGAGGGTTCTTTGGCAAGCAGCAAGGTGCTGTTTCTGGTGAAACCCAGCGGTGTGACGAAAGCGGCTGACCTTGCGAAGGCCCCCAATGGTTCGTTCGTCACGGGTGACCCCAACGATGTGTTGGCGCTCCAGGTGCAGAAAAGCACTGACCTGGCTGTGGCGATGCAAGGGAAGCAGCAGATCGAGGCACGGCTAAGTCAGGCCTTCATGCTGGCTGATGTCCGCGATTCGGAGCGGACCACTGCCGAGGAGGTGAGGCTTCAGGCGTTGCAGATTGAGAACAGCCTGGGATCGATCTATTCGATCCTGACGACTGAGTTTCAGGTGCCCTATGTCGCCCGGAAGCTGGACATCCTGACCCGCGAGGGGAAGGTGCCGAAGATGCCGAAGGATCTGGTGAAGCCGGTCATGACCGTGGGCCTGGCTGCCGTGGGTCGCGGCAATGATCTGGAGCAGCTGGTTCGGTTCACGACCACGCTGGGGCAGACATTGGGCCCTCAGGGGTTGGCGCAGTATGTGAAGCCCCCGGAGCTGATCAAGCGCCTGGCCTATTCGATGGGCATTGATGTCCTGGGTCTGATCAAGAGCGAGGAGGAGTTGGCTGAGGAAGCGCAGCAGCAGCAGCAGCAGGCGATGGCCCAGCAGGCGATGGCTTCACCCATGGCTGACCCGCAGAAGCTGGCGACAGCTGCAGCCACCACTCAGCAGATGCAGATGGTGGCTGACGGTGAGCAGCCACCCGAACAACAACCCGAACAACCCGCATGACCACCACACCGGCAACTGGCCTGACCATGGCGGCTGGCCCGCAACTGACCACCCCGGAAGGCATCGACGGCATCGTGGCCCCCGGCCAGGAGGCACTGGTCAAGGAGTTTGTCCGCGAACAGGAAGCCGAGCAGGAGCCCCAGCTGCTGGCCGGGAAGTTCAAGTCCGTTGAGGATTTGGCGAAGTCGTACCAGGAGCTGGAGCGCAAGCTGGGCCAGCGTCAGACCGACCAGCCTTCTGCGAACGACCAACCTGAGGCGACGGGTTACACCGCTGAGCAGGCGGTGGAGCTTTATGGCCAGGGCCCTGTCGAGGCATTGGCGGGCAAGGGTGTTGATCTGGCGGATGTGATGTGGAAGGCGGACCAGGGCCAGGACATTAGTGAGCACTACGACGCTCTGGCTGAGACTTTCGGCGTCTCCCGCCAGGTGGTCGAGAGCTATGTGGCCAAGGCCGGCGCCGGTTCGGACACGGCTGCTGCTGCGTCTCTGTCGGAAACGGATGCGGCTGAGCTGAAGGCGATGGTCGGCGGCGAGGAGGGCTTCCAGCAGCTGAGTGCCTGGGCGGCCAAGAACCTGGAGGCCAAGGAGCTGGCCGATTACAACGCCGTGGTGGACAGCGGCAACCGTCAGGCCACCGAGTGGGCCCTAAAGGCCATCCAGGCCCGCCGGGCAGCACCTGATGCCGTGGTGGAACCAAAGCTCTACGGGGGTGGACAGGCGCCGCCTGTGGCCAGGTTTGAGAGCCAGCAGCAGGTACTTGATGCAATGAACAAGCGGAATGACCGTGGCCAACGCATCTATGACGTTGATGAGGCGTACCGGCAGAAGGTTCAGGATCTCCTGGCAAGATCCGATGTTTTCTAGGTAGTCTTGTTGTAGACACACCTGGACGGCGAGCCCCCCGAGGGGGACAACTTGCGGCGGCGAAAGGGCAAGAGGTCTGAAAACCAATTTCCTTTACTTCCACTGCAATGGCGACTCCTCCTGATGTTGCACTGAACAGGCTTGGCCAGATCAAGGGCGATGCCGCCACCTGGGGCCCTGGTGCCGCTGGTGTTGATAAGGACCGCGCCCTGATGCTCAAGCTCGGCTCTGCCGAGGTGCTTGATGCCTTCATGACGAATTGCCTGTTCAAGGGCAAGACCCGCGAGCGGAACATCCGTGGCGGCAAATCGGTGGCCTTCCCGATCACCGGCAAGATGGCCGCCCGCTATCACAAGCCTGGGACGCCGATCCTGGGTGAGGGCAATGATCCGTCTGACCTGAACGAGCGGGTGATCACGCTTGATGCGCTGATGATCGCTGATGCGGCGATCTACCAGCTTGATGAGCTGATGACCTACTTCGATGTCCGGCAGATTTACACCACCGAGCTGGGCCGTGCTCTGGCCTATGAGTATGACAAGCGTGTGGCCCGCCTGATTTATGCGGCTGCCCTGGACACCGTTGAGCCCCTGGCGAAGGACGGCACCGCTAAGCCCAAAGGGCCGGCGAACAACACCGGACGGACGGGGACCAAGATCACTCTGGGGGCCGACTACACCGGGGCAGGCGCCACCCGCCAGGCCAAGGGTGATGCGCTGGTCAATGCGATCTTCGATGCGCGGATTGCGTTTGAGAAGAAGGATGTGTCCATCGATTCGATGTATGCGGTCTTCACCCCGGATGACTTCTATGCCATCACGATGAGTTCCAGGGCCATCAACACCGATTTCAACGGTGAAAGCGGCGCCAATGGCACCATCGCCAACGGCACCACGGCACGGGTGGCTGGAATCCCCATCTATTCCAGCAACCATGTGGCGCAGCCGGCCTACACCTTGGTGGCTGGTGATGTGAACCCTGACTACGCGCAGGATCTGTCGAAGTGCCACGGCCTGATCTTCAACCGCGAAGCGGTGGGTGTACTGACTCTGCTCAGCCCTTCGCTGCAGTTGACCGGCCCTGAGTTCCGGGTGCAGTATCAGTCCGATCTGATGGTTGCCCGTCAGGCCATCGGAATGGGCAAGCTCCGTTCGGAGTGCGCCTGTGCCATCGTGACGGCTTGAGGCAGAATGGGTCTGGTGAGGTAATGGGGAGGGGTCAGCTACGGCTGGCCCCTTTTTTCATGGCCATCCACAATGGGTTACGCCCCTGCAGCAGTCGGATGGGATTGTCGAACCAAGGGAAGACGCCAGGCAGGACCACCCTGCTGGAGGCTGTTTGCATTTGCCTGGAGTCCATTGGGGAGGCCCCCGTCTCCACCCTGGACAATGAGCAGATCGGTGATGCCCGGCTGGCAGAGCGGACCCTGCTGGAGTTCCACAAGGCAGGCCAGGCCGAGGGCTGGCATTGGAACAGCGAGACGGCCTACCCGTTTGCCAAGGACCAGACCACTGGTGAGATCGTGGTTCCGGCGAATGCGATCAAGTTCGCGCCCAACCTGTATCTCGATGGCCGGCGCTTCATCCTGCGGGGGCAGCGCCTCTATGACACCTGGGAGCGGACCTACAAGTTGACGGACGAGATCCAGGAGGTCCAGGCCGATGTGGTCTGGATGCTGGATTGGGATGAGTGCCCGGAGGTGTTCAACCGCTGGATCACGGTGAAGTCCGCCCGCGTCTTTGCCGCCAGGGCTTTGGGCGACAAAGACACCGTGCAGTACACGGCAATGGATGAGCGGGATGCCAGGGCCGAGCTGGAGGCCATCGAGCATGAAACCGCCGGGTACAACATCCTCACGGACGGCCCTGGCCTGAGGCCGTTCCCCACCTATGTCCCGGCCATGGGATTGGTCACCCGTCGGCTTGGTGCGGGGCTGCGTCTCTGATGGCGAACCTGATCACCTACACAATCCCCAACCTGATCCAGGGGATCACGCAACAGCCCGACTCCCAGCGGGATCCGAGCCAGGGTGAGGTGCAGATCAATGGTGTTTCGTCCATTGCCGAGGGCCTGCGGAAGCGGGATAGCAGCCATGCCCTGGCGAGGGTGAGCGCCACCCCTTTTGGGGATGCCTTCATCCACACGATCCTGCGGGACCAGACGGAGGAGTACCTGGCGGTAATCACCAAGACCACCATCCGGGTGTTTGACCTGCAGGGCAATGAAAAGACCGTGGCTGCCCCTGGCGGCTACGGCTACCTGGCGAGCGTGATCGATGCCCGCCAGCAGATCCGTGCGGTGTCGATTGCGGATCACACCTTCGTCCTGAACACCACGAAGCCAACGGCGATGAACCCGGCCCTGGCGCCGGTCAAGGCCCGGCCAACGCCCCATGAGGCATTGATCTGGGTGCGGGCCGCCAACTACGGGCAGAAATACACCGTGACGGTTAACGGCAAGACAGTGGATGTCACCACTGCCGTTGCCCCGGTGGTGACCAGCGGAACCACCGTGACCGAAAACCGGATCAGCACCAGTGAGATTGCGGAGCAGATCCTGACGGGCCTTGGCACGGGTACCGGAGCGACCATCACCCGTTCCGGGTCGGTGCTGTGGCTGCAGTCCGCCAGCCCAATCACGGTTGCTGCCACGGATGCCAGGTCAAACGCCGACATCACCGCGATTCTGGGGAAGGTCCAGGCGTTTACGGATCTTCCCGCCACCGCCCCGGAGGGGTATCAAGTGGAGGTTGTCGGGGATCCCAGCAACAGCTTCGACGGGTACTTCGTTGAGTTCCGGCCCAAGAGCGGGACATTTGGCAGCGGTATCTGGGTGGAGACGGTTAGCCCTGGCGTCGAGTACCAGATGGATGCGGGCACCATGCCGCATGTGCTGATTCGCCTGGCGAATGGCACCTTCTGGTTCGGCCCGGCGGATGGCAGCACGACCGGAGGCGTCAAGGTGCCGGCGTGGGGGCAGCGGACGACGGGCGACTACCTGACGGCACCGGACCCGAGCTTCATTGGCAATTCAATCAACGATGTCTTCATCTACAAGAACCGATTGGGATTTCTGGCGGATGAGAACGTCATTCTCAGCCGTGTCCGCGAGTTCTTTGAGTTCTTCCCGGAAACGGTGACCGCTGTTCTGGACACCGATCCCATCGATGTGGTGGCCAGCAACAACCGGGTGTCAGTGCTGCGCTATGCGGTGCCGTACCAGGACGAACTGATCCTGTTCAGCAGCCAGTATCAGTTCCGCTTCAATGCCGCTGAGGCCGTGCTGACGCCCGCTACGGCTCAGATCACGGTGCTGACCCAGTTTGATGTGGATGTCAGCGTCAGGCCCCAGCAGTCGAATGGGGCGATCATCTTCTGCCAGGCCAATGGGCAGTGGTCCCAGTTCCGGGAGTTCAGCATCCGTGGGTCCGGCACGGCCCTGACTGCTGATGCCCAGGATCTGACCGGCTATGTCTCGTCCTATGTCCCGGCCGAGATTTTCAAGATGACTGTGAATGACGCCGGCAATTCGGTATTCATGATCAGCCAGAAAAATGGCTACAAGGACCGGATCTATGTCTATAAGTTCTTCTTCCGCAACAACGGCCAGGGCGCAGAGCGGGCCCAGTCGAGCTGGAGCTATTGGGAGTTCAGCGGAGCGGATGAAGTGCTCCAGGTGGTCTGCATCCGGGAAAACCTCTACTGCCTGATGCAGCACGGGGATGAGGTGTTCCTGGAGGTGATCCCGGTAATGGACCGGATGGCTGAGGTGACCGGCGCACCGTACCCGCTACTGCTCGATCGGCGGGTGAGCACCACCATCGCAACTCCGCCAGCCATGCGAATGGCGAAGGGTGTCTTTGATGCGACCACCAGGAGGACGATTTGGGTGCTGCCCTACGCGATCCGGGCCCTGACTCAGGTGTGGTCGGCCTACAGCTATGAGTCAGGAGCCAGGGTCGGCGGAGTGAAACTGGGCAGCGCCGTGACTGGCACCACGATTTCGGCCCATGGGGATTGGTCGGGGGCCGATGTCTTTGCGGGCGAGCCGTTCAATTTCCGGTATCGGTTCAGCAGGTTCAAGGTGATGCGTGACATCGGCGGCGGCAAGGTGGTGGCCAATGCCACCCGCACTCAGGTCCGCCAGGCAAAGCTCCGGTATCACGAAACCGGCTTCTTTCAGGTCAAGGTGATGCCCGAACATCGCCTTCCGGCTTTCTACACCTATGACGGGGCTGTGGCCGCCTGCAGGGGGGCTGTGATCGGCAACCCGGACACCTATGACCCGGACACCCCCAGGTACTTTGAGGGGGTCTTCAACATCCCAATCCTGAGCCGTGGTGAGCGGTGCATGGTCGAGATCCACAACAACACCCCCCATCCCTGCAAGTTCTCCACCTGTGAATGGGTTGGCATGGTGGCCAGCAAGGGGAGGTCAGTTCAATGAGGTGGGCTCATCCAACGGATGACCGTGGCTGCTACATCGCCAGCAACCTCAGGCAAGAGGATGAGGTTGAGGTGTGGCTGAGCCACCGGATGGGGGCCTACGAAGCGGTGTTGACCAGCATTGCCGACAGCGATGTGTGCCGTTGCATTGAGTCAGACGATGGTGAGCCGTTGGGAATGACCGGCGTGTGTGGTGATCGAATTTGGCTGCTTGGCACCAGCCGGCTGACGGCCACTTGGGAGAACCGCTGGCAGCTGACCATCTGCGGCCGACAATGGGTTGATCACTGTCTCAGCGTGGTGGGAGTGCCGATCGGGAATCATGTCTACGCGAAGAACCAGCGATCAATTCGCTGGCTGAGGCATCTGGGCTTCACGATCGAGCATCCTGAGCCCTTTGGTCCGAGTGGTGCGTTGTTCTGCCCGTTCTGGAGGGAAAGCTGATGGCCCTTGATCCTGTATCGCTGGGCGTTGCTGGTGTCTCCTCAATCATGGGGCTGTTCCAGCAGGGTGCAGAGAACCGCGCCAAGCGGCAGGACTACCTGAACCAGTCGGCTTATGCCGGCGCCACCGCAAGGTTCAACCAGTGGCAAGCTGGTATGAACCAGCAGATCAACACCCTCAACAATCAGTACAGCTACTGGGGGCAGACGGTTCAGTACAACCAGCAGCTGGCCTATACCGGGCAGCTGCGGAATTACGAGCTGGCGAAAGAACTGGCCCAGGCCGATCAGGTGATTCAGGCCCGATCGGGCGCCGGCATCAACTTCGCAGCCCGATCGGAAGCCATCGCCCAGCAGCTCCAGGAGCGCGGGATGCAGGAGGCCATGGCCATTCAGCAATACAACTACCGAGCGCTGCAGTCATCTGCGGCCTATCAGGCAATGGCGCAGGAGGGGCGTTCCACTGATCGCTATGTCGCCAACTTTGCCCGTCAGGCGGGGGATTACAAGACGCTCATGACGATCAATCAGGGGCTGGCCAATAGGCAGTACCGGCGGGATCAACTTTCTTCGATCACGCAATACCTGAACGAATACAACAGCCAGCAGTTCTACAAGCCGACGCCCTATGTCGATCCGATTGCACCGTTCCCACCGCTGCCGTCGCTGGTGATGCCACCGCCCCCGTCAATGGCTGGCGCTGCGCCATCGAGCTACACGGCTCTGGGTGTCGGCACCCAGCTGCTCAGTGGCTTCAACACCTATGTGAGCACCGCCCAAGCGATCAAGAATCTCGGCTGAACCCATGGCACGACCCGACGACCTCCCGCAGGGCCAGATCACCCCAGCAGCAAGGCCGGTTGATGCCTTTCTGCGGCCTGTTGATATTCAGGTGGCAGCACCCGCCAGGCCGGCGGATTTCCCCAACACACCGGGGATTTCTGCGATCTCAACGGGGCAGACACCAAGCGTCCAGGGAGCCAACAGCTACCAGGAATTGGCTGAAGCTCTGCGGCCATTCAGCAAGGAGCTGGTGAACGCCACTGCCACCTCCGGGTTGATGTACGCCTCCTGGCGGATGGATGTGGGCCAGGCCCAGGCCGCTGAGGCAGTCCGCCGGGCCCAGGCGGCCAACGACCAGTCAACCGAGGCCGGGCAGTTGGAGTATGCGGCGGCCAACCGTGCGTTGTCGGTCAAGGATCCAAAGGCCGGCTGGTTGATGCACGCTCTTGACCCCTACACCCAGATCGGCTGGGAGCGGGGCAAAGCCAAGGCGGCTGGTGCTGAGATCGAAGCCGGAATGATGGGCCATGTGGCCCGCAATTCCGACAAGATCGATTACACGGCCCCTGATCAGGGCTTTGGTGCGCTGCAGCGACTCCGGGCCGAGTACATCAATTCGGTTACTGAGAAATACGGGATCAGCGATAGCAGCCATGGTTTCCAGAAATACGCGGCGCCATCGATCGAGAAGGCCAGTGATCGCGTTGCCCAGGCGATCAATGAGGATCGCGTCAAGTTCTTCGATGAGAAGAAACCGAAGGAGCTGGCATCCCTGCTCCGGGTGTTGATCGTCAATGCCAGTCGGACGGGCACCATCGAATACAAGGGTCGGACCTTCACGACTCAAGACGGCCAGCTGTTCAACCAGGCCGTGGGGCAGAAGCTCAATGACGAGGCCCAGGCGTTCTTGCGCCAGGCGGGCCTGGGCGGGCAAGCATCGAAGTGGGCGAGGGAGGCCTACGGGATTCTGCGGGCCGATGCTGACTTCTCCAACTCCAGCTCGATGAGTTCATGGCTGGCCCGGATCCGCACCACGGAGCCGCTGCGGGATTCCAGCGGTAAGCCGGTGACCCTTGATGGGCAGCAGGTCTTCCTTTCCTGGGAAGACCTCTACTCCCAGGAGAAGCTGGATTCCCAGATCAAGTACGAGCAGGCCGGCTTCAATGCCAGGGCCGCCGTTTCCAGGGACATCGGGGAGCGCGGGACAGCAGAGATCGTCTTGGCAACTCAGAACATGGTCCCCGGCCCGGCGAGGTATGAGGCTGGCCTTGGCGCCCTCAATAGGTTCCTGTCCGAGGAGAGCGCCCGTCGCGGGAAGGAACTAACCCCCCAGGAGCAGCTGGCGCTGAGGAAGGGCTGGAAAGAGGCCAATGACCTCAACTCCGAATTGGTCTTTGAGCGGGACGATCCCCGCGTGGCGGTGAACTACTTGGGGCAGCTGGAGACGCTCCAGGGTTCTGCTTTTGATGCTGCGAAGGAGCGGGCGAAGGTCCGGGCCCTGGCGGCAACGATCCGTGATCCGCAGCGCTCGGAGCAGTTCCTGAACCGTGCGATGGCTGAGATCCAGCGAAAGGAGAAGGCGGTGCAGGACTTCAGCACCTACAGCTCAGCGCGGGACAAGGTGATTGGGGACAACATCCGCGCTCGCATCGAACGGAACTATGACGCCAGGGCCGATTCAAGCAAGCCCGACCGGGTGGAATCGGAGCGGCGGCAGCGGTCTGCTTACACCAGCCAGATCAACACCGCGATCCTGGCCAAGGAAGGCCAGCTGAAGCGGAAGCTGACAGAGAACGAGGTGCGGGCCCTGTCGCAGGAGGTGATCAACGGCTACGGCTCCAAGGACAAGGACGCCTTGGAATACCTGTTCCCCGGCAGTGCGGCCTACCCCGCATCGCGTTCGGTGGACCCGTACACGACCCAGAAGCCGACTCAGATGGGTGCTGACGGGAAGCCCAAGCCGGCGGAAGGCGCCCCAAAGCTCTACGAGATCAACAGCCTGGATTCGATCCCAAACCGTCGTCAGGAGCTGGTCGAGTACGAGAGCAAGCCGTTGCTGTCGTTGAACGCCATCCGCCAGTCGTTTTTCAAGGCGATTGCTGGCAAGCCGTTGCCGGCGGCGGTTGAACGGGCCTGGCGGGACGCTGGTGCCCCCAATGCCTGGACCTTCCTAGAGCGCCAGCTGGACCACTATCCGGACTACAAGCGGGATGAGTGGACACCGGCTGAGTTCAAGAAGGCCAAGGTGCGGCTGGTGTCATCTGCGGCGTTGCAGAGCACGGATGCTGTCCAGACGGCACTTGCCCCGGTGATGCCCCGCCTGGCGTCCCTGGCGAACTGGGCGACCAACGCAGCCTTGGGCATCCCTCCTGCTTCTGCCGCCACCCGTGGCGGTAGTGATCAGCGCCCTTTTACGGGTAGTGGG